TCATGATTCTTTAAAAGTGATGATGTAGAACCACCAGTATTTGCACTAAACAAACCTGTGGTGTTAATCCTAACTACTTTAAGAGATGAACCATATCTTAAAAATGCTTCTGCTGAATAAAAGTCTTCTGCTCCTGCAAGTGTATTAGCTGGTTCGTAAAACTCATCGACTAAACCCTTTGTATCTGAAACTGTCTTAACTTCATCAACAGGGCCCCATTGGAATGAACCAGCGAAAGCACCAGTTGTGCTTGATACTGCTGGTACAACATTTGTAAGGTCTACCTCTTTGACCTGTACGCCTGGTGATACTTGAAATGCCATACTTTTTCTCCTGTTAATGTAAAAAGTTGTTTACTGTTTTATTTATAACTTTTAATTTCCTAACTTAATAGCTTTATTACTATTCCATGTTTTTGTGATACCATCTATCACCTTGATTATCAACAAATGATGTTTCCTGTTGTGAAACATCTCCAAAGACTCCCGCTGGTAGCAAGTCGTCTTGAATTATCTTCTGTTGTTCTGCATACAACAAGTCTTTGACTTGTGTATCAGTCAAGTGATAAAAGTATTCTGTGGTGATAAACCAACTGAACATTACGACATTCATTACCATGTCGTCGTGATATCCTCTATCAGCCTCGAAACTAGTACCTTTATTTATGAAGGTCATAAGCTCCGTGATTGTAGGTCTATCCACTAACTCTAATCTGTGTTCTTCCAACAACTCTTTCATTGTAGAACAACCGATACGTTTAATCTTTCTCGACATCGTAACTCCAATGTCTTCTGCTTTTGCAAAACCTTGAGTAAAGACGTTTTCGTACTCTATATCATAGTGTAGTTGATTAGCCACCATAGCACCTTCGTTATTATTCTCAATTATTACAATTGGCTTATTGTAAGGTGTTACAAACTTATTTATAATATCGGGGAAGAGAAGGGGACTTATCATGTTATCTCTGTACACAGCCACTTGTTTAAAGGGTTGTGTAGACACATCGAAGATAGTAAACGTCGACCAATCCATCCCTCTACCCTTTGCCACGTCGACTGTTACTATGTACTCATGACCTTCTATTGGTTTATTATACATTGTGAAACCGTCTCTCATCCATTCACCGTCTACTGCTTTCATCTCTAATAGTGTGTTACTATTAATAAGAGTATTACCAGTTCCTAAGAACGAGTTACCATACTCTTGTTCAAACTGTGCTTCCGATGTATTTGCAATGGTTTGTTTTTTCCATTCTTCATCTCTGCCTGGCACATCAAACCAATTAATAAGGAAGTCTTTGTACTCTGATTGTCCGTGTACTGCACTCTCATATATCTTATGAAACATATTACCTACACCGTTTGCAGTAGAGGTAATAATAACCTTTGAATCTTTACCCGATGTTACCACTGGATATGTTGCAGTATAGAATGTTGCAGCGTCTTCTACGAATGCAAACTCATCCAAATATAGTAGGTTGATAGACATACCACGAATGGATGATGAGGACGTTGCAGCTGCAACAACCTTCGAGTCGTTTGCAAATTCTATCGAACCTTTGTTGAGAATCTTAACGCCCGGCTGTAAAAAGAACGGAACTGATTCTAACATGGTAACAATACGTGCAATCATCTCCCTTGCAATTGCACCTTTGTTTGCAAGAACTGCTACAGTAACCTCGGGATGAAACACTAGATACCACAATAAGTATGCACATGATGTGATTGATTTACCACTCTGTCTTGATGCAAGTACTACATTAAAACGATTACTATCGTAATGTTTTATAAGTTTATCTTGATATCCACGAAGCTTAAAAGGTACCATACCTTCATCTAGTGATATAATTTGTGTGTAATTTTCAATGAAATGACATGGGTCTTCAGAACACTTCATGTATTCTGCAAGCTCTTTTTCGGTATATTGATGTTCTATACCCGAACGTTTGATGAGGTTGTTACCTAAGTATCCCTCGTTTGTAGGTTGTACCATTACTTATTCTTCTTTAGAAATTTCTGCAACTCAGATGTTGAACCGACATAGAGATGATTGTGTTGTGTTCCAATCCTTTTTTCTTCGTCGTCTTTTTCTAATTCTTTTAATTTCTTCTGCACGTCTAATAATTTTTCTGCAGTATCACCAACCGTTTTAAGTAGTTGTCCAGCAACTTCATATGCACGAGGATGTTCTGTTTCCTTTGCAACATCTAAGATACCTTCAATTGCATCTTGCCCACGCTCTACAAGACCATAGAGATTTTCTCTTGCATATTTGTAGTCGTTTACTATTGATTCACCCCTGTCTTTAACAGTAGGTAATTTTTTGGGAAGTATTTCTACTTCTGTTTTGATTTCAGTATGAATGTCTAAGACATCATCTAACTGTTTATCTATCGTGTCTTTTGTCATTATTAACTCGCATCTGTAGTCCTATCGTCTGCAAAGCTTCTTGTAGAACCATCATCATAAAATGTTACCGTTTCTGCAACGACGAATGTATCAGTTGGGTCAACCGAACCAACAAATTTAAGTTTAGTTTTTGCATCTAATGTCACTGCACTTGATACAACAATACTCTTTTTATCCTCAGCAATCGAAGCTATAGTTGGATTCGTTGCTAAGTTCGTACCGAATACTTCATCGTTTGCACTTATCTTAGTATTTATAGCCGTTGCAAAAGAGATTGTAGTGGATGAAGATACTGCAGTTGAGGTTGTTTCTCCAAAGGCTGGTTCGTAATGTTTGACTTCTTTAACCAGTCCACTACCGTCTATCTCACTGGTAGTGAATAGACCACTTGCAGTCTTAACTTGACCTTGCACTCCGTCTGATATGTATGTTCTTTCAATAACATTCTTAATAACTTCACCAGTATATACTGGGCCGAAGAAATATAACTTCATAGTAAACTCTAATGTGTACTCAATCACACGTCTTTCTTCGAATGAACCTTCGTATTGGTCTTCCATTGTTACAGAACCTAGAATGATAGGTACGTCTCTGTAATCAACCATAGAGTCAATCATCTTCATGGTAACTGTGTATTCGGGTTGGAAATATGGTAGTATTTGTTCTACTATTTGTAGTGCATCGTTCATGTTCTTTGCAAGAATCGATAGACTAAATGTTAAATTATATGGTGCTGGTTGATACTGGAATCCTCTCTTTCCTGTATCTGCACTCTCTAGTTGTGATTTAGAACTTCTAATTAGTTTGTTTTGTTGTCTTGTTGCATCGTATTCAAACCCTGTAAGTTCGAATGCAAGTCTAGGCATACTGATTGCAGTTCTCATACCATCACCAAGGTCAGCATCTTCTGCTAGTCTTTGTAGGAACTTTTGTTTCGGCCCATAACTTATGGGTACCTTTTGTTCCGTGAGTACAGTTCCATCTGCCTTGACTTTCTTAACAGTTATGTTATTAAAAAGAGTACCAAAAATTGATACAGCTCTCTTCATTGTTTCATTATAAAAATATGTACCAAACATTATGTGACCTCACCAAATGGATTTGTCTCTGAGAAGTCTAGGTATCCATCTGCTTTATCTTCGAAGTCTTTATTCTGTGCATCACCATCATTTGCAAACGTTAGAACGTCTGTAATGGATTCTATGACCACTGTCTTACCACTTGATGCACCAACTAAGGTATCACCAACTGCAAGGGTTCTTGTAACATCCTTGATAGTAAGTTTACGTATCTCGTCTGATGCGCCTGGCGTCCAACCAATAACTTCACCAGTTGCAGCTCCACTGTATTTTATAGCTTCTTGAATTGTAAATTCTCCACTTGTATTTGAAACAACCATTTCGATTGTATATGCCTGTTCGTTTTCTACTAAGTCTACTACTGTTCCAGTATCGAAATCCTCTCCACTGTATTCGAACAACTCACATTGTAATTTGAATACAAATAATTTTCCGACTTGATAGAATGGGTTCTCATGTTCTACAAATTTGATTTCAAACATTGAACCACTCATAGGGAAGTAAATTAAATCTCCCTCGTTAGGTCTTAATGATGTTGTAAGGTTCGAATCAAGAGAAATGAATCTTTCCCATGTTCTTAGCGATATTACAAAGGTTGCAGTATCCCTAACTGAGACACCAAACTTAGACATTAAATCCCCATCACCTTCAAATCCATCTGTATTTTCTAGGTACATTTCTACTGAGTATGCATCTCCAAATTTAGATTGCACATCTTCACCAAGGATAGTATCTTCCTCTACAATTTCTCTTGGTAGGTAAAATGTTTCGTGTCCATACATTCTAAGTGACTCAACAACGATGTCTTCAAATAACATCTGTTCAGTACTAACTGCATGGTTAAAAAATACATTTGTTGGCATGTTTTTATCCCATTAAGTCCATGACTGGCATTTCAAAATTCAGTCTAGACTCTTCTTCTAATCTTGTAATTTCCTCTTGAGCTTCGGACTTCATTTGTGCAGCGTCTAATGTGACTCCGCCAGGTAATGCAATTCCCGAAAACTTAGATAGGTTTTCACCCCACTGATACTTAACTAATGCAGTACAATATTTCTTCAACCATATATCGTCATAGACATCTGTCATATCTGTTGGGTCAATCTTTCTGTAACATTCAATGATTAAGTATTCACCAGCTGTTAAACTAGATGCATCTAAATCTAGATATAATCTATTAGAATGCATGTTGTATCTTATAGGTGTTCTTCCAACTAGAATATTATTCATCATTGAAAGGTTCTGTTGCACCATTTCATAATGTAAAACATTAGTTGAAGATAAGTCGTACATGTCATTCAATCTTAATTGATATCTCAAATCAAACATATTAAGATTTGATTTGTCGTTGAATGGTAAAATGTTTAAAACAGATAGCACATGTTCGGGTAGAGTGAGATAGTTTTGTTGTTCTTTGTAAGTTTGTCCACTTATTACTTGACCACCAGCTGTGGCAGCTGAATGTGATTCATCTGACTTGAATGAATCTATCTGATTTTGTGTAAGTTGATGTTTTAAATAGGTTTTGATACTACCATCATAGCAGTATTCTCTAAAGTATTGAAGACCTTCATCAAGCCTATCATCAAACTGGTCGTCATCAACGTTGATTTCCAACACAGGTGCGCCTAGTTTTCTCTTGACATACTCCTTGAGGGTTGCTTTTGAATTGGGTTGTGCCATAATAGTATTTCCTGTTTAATACTATTTATGCGTTTTTTATTCTTGGAAATAAGTCTTTGTGGTAAGTTTGTCTATTTTGTCTGAGATACGGTTTAATTGGTCTATCAACTTTGCCATGTCTCTCTCAATCTCTTCACGTGTGACATAGTCTTTTGCTATCTCTTCACGAGTCTTGTTGAGTAGAATACCCTGTCGTGACACCTCTTGAAGTGTGTTTCTAAGAAGAAAGCCAATAGGTACGATAACAAATACTGTAACGATATTCCAAAGTATGTAAGGTGTGATAGTAAGTTCCATACTACTATTTAGAGATTTTAGTTCAGTGTGGGGTTGCCTAATTCATCTAATTCAAAAGTAAATTCATTCTCATGAGGTGGATTCCCTTGAGGGTCTCTTCTTTCACGACTATTTGTTATTTGTTGTACTCTACAATTGAATGAAATTGAGTATCTTTCTTTGTCTGTAGGATTGGGTTCTACCATATGCATTGCACCACTAGGAAACATTATAAGTCTTCCAGTAACAGGCCCATATCCCATACTCTCGTGCATTCTAGCGTTAGTAGGATGGTCTGCAACTACCTTCGGGTCTGTATTGATTAGTTGAAGGTTACCTTCATCACCGTCTCCATGTACGTAAAAGACTCCACTATACCAACAACCATTGTGTAAATGTGGTGTATTCCATGCACCTTTATCATTTATGTTTGCCCATGTATTATCTATTTTGATTTGTGAATCGTCGGGATGAACTCTAAAGAATTGTTGCACTTCATCTCTCAATGCAGCTTCAATACATCTAATAATCTTTTGAAAGGCTGGATGTTTTTCTACACCATCTTGAGACTGCCAACCAGTATATCTGTTTGATATTTGTCTACCTTTTGGGTCTCTTTGTCTCCATGCATCCATCTCATTCTTAAGGGATGTTAAGTATTCTTTTGATACTGAAGCATTACCATACTTTTTGTCAAGTACATCTCTTTCAAATATAAATGTAGGGAATGCTAATCTAACTGTCATCTTGGTCTCCAAATAAATCCAACTGCACTTCTGCTTTATGTTCTACTAAATCGGGATTATGCATAGGACACTCGGGTGGTGGATTCTCTTCTTTAAACATTCTTCCCTTCTCATTCCAATACTTAATTCTTCTATAGGCACCTGCCATTCCTTCGATATGCCTCTTCTCTTCTCTAAGTTCGGGTGACCTATTCCACTCATCCATTGTTTTTAACTTACCACCATCTTCACCTACTCTATGAGTAGTTCTAACTGACCTATTTTCTTGCCACGATTTATTGTCATAAGTTATATATGATGCTGTCCAATCTTCTCTTCTGTATGGAATGATTTGAACCAATGGTGTTCCAGCTTTAATTGTAAAGTCTTTATTCGTTTTAGGATAGAAAATAATCTGAGAGTTATCCATATTCACATTAAATGCATCTGTATCAATCATACCTTGCCATGTTGCAAAATACTTATTTTGAAATAGAAAGGGGTCTAGGTATAGACAAGAATAGCCTGGCGGAGTAATAATATTCCATGGTGCTTTCATTTTGAATGCATCTTTTGTTGGTGCATCTTCTTTAGATAAGTAAGTAAATTGATGACCTGCTTGTCCAGCTGGATGTGTTGGTGATGAAAGTCTGTCTTGTGGGTCTGTTCTTGATTTACTAGAATGTTCACTTACAAATACTTTCATGTCTTTCTTTGCACAAAGATACCACCCAGTCTTTAACCAGTCATCCATAGCAGGACATGACCTTATAGTCTGAGTTTTATGACCACGAACATTCTCTTGAACTTTCATAGTCTTCCACCAATCGGGAACTAGTTTCTTTGCTAGAACTGGTTTCCAATTCTCTGTGGTTTCTTTATCATAACATGTAAATTCAATCGTAGGCATCTTCACCCCATAAAGTCCTTAGACTAATTTCGTCCCCTCTTATAACCAAAGAACGTCTATCCATATACTTTGCAGCTGGTTTGGGTGCGTCTGCACCATGTGGTATTCTTCCATCAAATATTAATAATCTATTAGGTTTAAAATACACTTCTGCAACTTGATGATTTTTAATATGGTCTGCTCTTCCGTGTATTCCTTGTTGCATTTTATCATACATTCTTAAAGAACCCCCCCAAGAATCATTCCAAAATTTATTTGGATAATATAAAAATGAAAGATTCCAATCATCTTGAGGTTCACAATCTGCATGTGTTGTTCCCTCTAGTCCTTGAGTCTGAGAATTCAAACCAAAGTATTGAAATCTCTCCCACATAAATCCAAAGTCGGTTTGTAACTTTCTATTAAACCATCTCATAAGATATGTTTTTTTGGGTTCCATATCATGTTCTATTTCTTGGTCATGGCCTCTGAAGAAACCTGCTCCCCAAAAACTATGATGAGGTAATCCTGTAGGACTGTTTGAGTTTACTTGATTACTTTTTCCCCAAAAAGCATTTCTAGTTATTTTATCATCAATACAATGATGCATTGTTGTAGATAAGTAATCGTCTAAAACGTATACTTTTTTCAAAGGCATATCTTTGATATGGAAAGGTTCTTTGATGAACTCTAACTCAACGTTTAAATCCATTGACTATGGCCTAGTATCTTCTGGCGTATATGGACTAGGTAATTCACTCTCATAAGAATCATATTCCTTTAAGAAGTCTTCTCTAGTAGATTGGATTTCTTGAACTAGTTGGTCTAGAACAGAATTAACTGCATCTGCAAACTCCATTGCTCTTCGAGCATTATTTCTATGTGGATGATTTGAACCTTCCCTACCAGCATATGTAACTTCAGATAAACTATCAAAGTTATATTGTTGACATTCTTGGTCGATGAATTCTTTAGTTGTTCTATAAAGATTGTTTATGTATTGTGCATTAAGACTGTGACCTATAGGCGGTTCACTATTCTCAATATATTGTTCAATCATTTCACACTCTTCTTTTGTAAGTGCAGTTTTTTGTTGACGGTCAAAGTCTAGACCATCTTCGTAGTTTAATATTTTAACTTCTATATCATCATAAATGATAACATCAAAATCGAAATCAAAAGCTGGTTTGTCTACAGAATCGTAATTGTATTCAAGTCCGTTTGGTTTACGGATGAATAAAGTTCCCTCACTGTCGTATATAAATGCGTTCATAATTTAGTTCCTCGGTAATATTATATCATACTAATCGCCAATTGGCAATGTTCTTTTCACTTTTAAAAAGTCTTCAAGATTATTTATGGTTGAATAATCCATCCCTTTTACCCATGGGCCACCACGTGTATAATGTATACCACTGTAGTTGTACTTTTCTTCATGGTTATCATATCCTTCTACAAAGATATAATGTTCGGGTATTTTAGAGATTTTATCTGTCCACTCAAATTGATGTAGCTGTTTTCCTGTCCAAGTGTTAACAACTTCGGGTGTTAGCTTCTTACAGTCTTCATGTCCATTATTGAATACCATCATACTAGACCAAAGCTTCTTAGGGTAATCTATATTAACTTCACCATCAAACTTTGTTTCATCATGTTTGTATTGTGGATATTGTATACATGCAACAGCATCATTAGGGTTTAAGTAATAAAACATAGGTAATATACTTTTCTTAAAGATGAAATCGTCATCAATAAAGATACTAAATCCTTCATAGTTCTCTAGATAAGGTATTAAGAATCTACTGTATGTAAATTCAGTACTTTGATTTGCATATTCTCTAGTATACTCGGGAATCTCAGCAATGTCAAGTATTTTAACTTCGGGTTGCCATCTGATTTGGTCATGCATCCATCCATTACCAAATCCGCTTTTAATACTTTCTAGGATTGCAAACTTAGAAAGCTTAGACAAATCTCCATGTCTACTATCATGTCCGATATAGATTGTTAGAGGTTTACCTTTTGCAAGTTCATAAACTTGTTTGTTAAATGCATGTACTTCATCTCTAAAATCTAAGTCCATTAATGCAGTATTGTATTCAATACAACCATCTACATATGTAAATGAACAATGAAATGGTTTATTAAGTCTTTGTAACTTATTATACCACATCTGTAATACGCTGTCAAGGCTTGATGGTTCCACTTTCACAACATCAAAATTATCTATTACCATAATTTCCATATCATTATCTTGCATCTCTTCAAAGACACCCGAACGAATAGAGCCTGGGTGTATTCTAAATGTGTAACTAGATTCAGTACTCATACCACTGGAACCATTATCTACAACATACCCTTGAATAGGAGCTCTTAAACCTTCCTCTTGAATACTTTGAATTAACCAATGTGCTTTTGCACCGTGATAGTACATAGACAATAGTGACCCTTCTGCATGTTCGTCTCTGTTTTCAACTGAGTCCCAATCAATTAATGTATCTATATTAACATATCCATCGGAATCTTTCATGTCCATACCTGCTACGCCTGGAATAGGTTTTCTAGGTTTCTCTGCATAACCGACTGGTAAAAATTTATGATATGTTACTGACTCATTTCTTAACCCATTGAACCCACCAAATCTATTTTCCTTTCTTAGATATTCAAAGTCTTTCCACTTTGCAATCTTTACTGGTGGTAAAATTTCTTCAAACATCCATTCAAGTATTTTATAACTTTCTGAGGTTTTTGAATAGCCTGGTTCTATATTAAATGCACCTAGATGAAAATTGCCTATGGCCTGTCTCTCTTGTGAGGTTATCTTAGGGTCGTAAGGTTTTATTAATTCTTTTGCTTGTTCTAGGGTTTCAATTTTCTGCATGATGTCTCCATAATATCTGTCCTATATTTAGTAAGATAAAAAAAACCCCTCTTTCGAGGGGTCTTTGTTCACTGTCGGGTAGGTTCCTATGACGTAATTGGTGTTGCAGGCCACTGTTGTGATACCACTCCATCCCATCTTGCTTCAGGCGTTTGACCAGTTCTATTATATGTAAACGGACTTCTATGTTGATAAGTCGTTGGTGTTTGACCAGTTCTTTGATACGTGAACGGACTTCTATGGTTATAAGTCGTTGGTGTTTGACCTTGTCTAGCATACGTAAATGGTGACCTGTGAGAATATATTACAGGTGACTGACCAGTTCTTTGATATGTGAACGGTGTTTGTGCATTCCTTATATTAGGTTCTTGGGCTACTGCGATGTAAGGGAATGTAGTATCTCTGTTTCTAATATTAGGCTCTTGTGCATTTACAGGATTCCTATAAGTGAACGGCGACCTATGTTGATACGTAGAAGGTTGACGTGCATTACTAGGATTCTGATAAGTAAACGGTGACCTATGACTATACGTAAACGGTGTCTGATTGTTTCTAATATTAGGCTCTTGTTGACTTCTAATATTAGGTTGTTGTGCAGAACGAATATTAGGTTCCTGTGCATTACTAGGATTCTGATAAGTAGACGGTGACCTATGATTGTACGTAAATGGTGCTTGATTGTTTCTAATATTAGGTTCTTGCTGATTTCTTATATTAGGTTCTTGTTGGTTTCTAATATTAGGCTCTTGTGCAGATACAGGATTCCTATAAGTGAACGGACTTCTATGGTTATATGTAAACGCTGCTTGTGCATTTCTAATATTAGGTTCTTGTTGACTTCTAATGTTAGGTTGCTGATTGCTTCTAATATTAGGTTCTTGTGCATTTACTGGATTTCTGTAAGTGAATGGTGACCTATGATTATAAGTAAACGGTGTTTGACCTTGCCTAGCATACGTAAATGGTGACCTATGACTATACGTAAACGGTGACCTGTGTGAATACGTCAAAGGACTTCTATGTTGATATGAACTCGGTTGTCTTGCAGAACGAATATTAGGTTCTTGTGCAGATACAGGAACCCTATATGTAAATGGAGACCCATAACTGTACGTAAATGGTGACCTATGTTGGTATGAATTAGGTTGCCTTGCATTTGCAATGTACGGTTGTCTATATGTAAATGGGTTCCTTGCACTATTTGGTTGTCTTGCGTTAGTAGGGTTCCTATACGTAAATGGTGCTTGGAATGTGAACGGTTGTTGTGCATTCGCTGGATATCTAGCATTATACGTAAATGGTGCTTGGAATGTAAAAGGTTGCTGTGCATTCGCTGGATATCTTGCACTATATGTAAACGGTTGTTGCACAATCGAAGGCGTCTGTACATTGACAGATGTTTGAGCAAATCTGCTAGCGGGTTGCTGTCTATTACCTATAGGCATCTTAGATTATTCCTGTTAAATTTTATATTACTATTCATATGTATCATCAGCTTATGGTTCATAAAAATTCTGCCCTCCGCCACCGTAAGCAAAGTAGTATGTAAATGGACTTCTGTGCTGGTACGTTGAGGGTTGTTGTGCAATACTTGGTGACCTAGCGGGTGTTCCAGTTCTTGCGTTTGCAATGTACGGTACTCTATATGTGAATGGGTTCCTTGCACTATTTGGTTGTCTTCCATTCGCTATATAAGGTTGTCTATATGTGAATGGGTTCCTTGCACTGTTAGGTTGCCTTGCGTTAGTAGGGTTCCTGTACGTAAATGGTGCTTGGAATGTAAAAGGTTGCTGTGCATTCGCTGGATACCTTGCACTATATGTAAATGGTGTTTGTGAACTTCTAATATTAGGTTCTTGTGCAGAACGAATATTAGGTTGTTGTGCAGATACAGGATTCCTATAAGTGAACGGTGACCTATGATTGTACGTAAATGGTGCCTGATTATTTCTAATATTAGGTTCCTGTTGGTTCTTAATAGTAGGTTGTTGTGCAGCACGAATATTAGGTTGTTGTGCAGCTGCAATATAAGGATACGGTTGTTGTGCAGAACGAATATTAGGTTCTTGTGCAGATACAGGACTTCTATATGTAAATGGTGACCTATGTTGGTAAATAGACGGTGACCTATGACTATATGTTAAAGGACTTCTATGTTGATACGTAGAAGGTTGTCTTGCTTCTCTTATGTTAGGCTCTTGTGCAGATACAGGACTTCTATATGTAAATGGTGACCTATGAGTATACGTTAAAGGACTTCTATGACTATATGTTAACGGTGACCTATGTTGATACGTAGAAGGTTGTCTTGCATTTCTAATATTAGGTTCTTGTGCATTCACTGGATTTCTATATGTGAATGGAGACCTATGTTGATAGGTAAATGGTGACCTATGTGAGTATGTTAAAGGAGACCTATGTTGATAAGTTGCAGGCTGTCTTGCATCTCTAATATTAGGTTCTTGTCCATTCACTGGATTTCTGTAAGTGAACGGTGTTTGTGCATTCCTTATATTAGGCTCTTGTGCATTTACAGGATTCCTATAAGTGAACGGTGACCTATGTTGATAAGTAGTAGGTTGTTGACCAACATTACTATATGTAAATGGACTTCTATGTTGGTATGTACTAGGTTGTCTTGCTTGTGCTATATAAGGATACGGTTGTTGTTGGCTTCTTATATTAGGTTCTTGTGCATTTGCAATGTATGGATAAGGATTCTGTTTGTTCCTTATGTTAGGCTCTTGTGCATTTGCAATATAAGGATACGGATTCTGTTTGTTTCTTATATTGGGTTCTTGTCCATTTGCAATGTATGGGTAAGGAACTTGAGTTGCAGTCTGCCCTGACGCATTATTCCATCCTGTAGGAGTTTTAATATAGATTTGGTCAACTGCTTTCCATGTGGAACTAGCTGTTTTTACCCATGCACCTTGAGTTGAATTCCAACCTGCTGGTGTTTTGACCTTTTGTGAACCTGTTGCCATTTAGTTATCCATTAATAATACTGTTATTTATTAGAATTCTAAACCCCTGTATTAGGAGTAAAGAATCCACATATCACCAACTGCACCTTGCCCACCTGTTGGAGCCGATGTTGATTGGTAAACATTTCTTGCAGTTCCACCACTGTTGGATGCATTTGTTATTGTCAATGCACCTGTAGATACCGCTGCTGGTGTCACTGTTAATGCACCAGTTGAAGAACCTGTTGCAGTAGTTGTTCCGAATGCAAAACTTGATGCACTGTCGTCCCAACCCATAAACACGTTACTTTCATCACCTCTTTCAATGACAATACCTGCGTCACCCGATGGAGAACCAGTTGTTCCACTTCCTAACTCAATCAATGAATCTTCGATTGTTGTGTTAGTTGAACTATTTGTTACTGTTGAACCGTTAACTGTCAAGTTACCTGTAACTACAAGGTTACCACTTGCAGATACGTCTGCAAAGGTAACATCACTAGTTGTTGCAACTGCCTGTCCAATACTGAATTCACCACCACTGTATGCAACACCAGTACCACCACTTAGTTGAGCTCTTACTTCTGTTGCAGAAGGCCCTGTGTAAGTATATGCACCTGTTGAAGTACTATATGCTAGTCCACCAATTCCGTTTGAAACTGCAGAGTGTTTTGCTCTGATTGTTGCATCTGTAATTGAAAGGTCAATTGCACCGTCACCAGCATCATCGTATGTTGCAGTTATGTTTGTGTGTGAACCGTTTGTAGCAAATTGAGTTCCAACTGTGTCTTGAATGTTTTCGTAAGGTACTCTAATTTCTAGTGTTCCAGCTGAATCATCGTATGTTGTTGCAACGTTTACACCAGCAGTAATTAAAGCGTTAACTCTATCGTCAACTCTTTCATCTGTGAAGTATAAGTTACCACTCTCACCAATGTGAGATGTGTTTAAAGTAACTGAAGCACCTAAGTCTACTGACTGTGAGTTAATTGTTACACTGTCATTTGCAAGTTTACTGTTTGCAATTGAACCTGCTAACATGGCATTAGTAACACCAAGTGCTTTAACTCTTAATGCATCTGAATTTGTTTCGATTGAACTATCGTCTACTCCGACTGATAGAACACCACTTGAATGTGCAAGACCGTCACCTGCTACTGAAGCATCTAGGTTTAAAGTAACTGTACCACTTGAACCACCACCCGATAAACCGTCTCCAGCTGTAACACCTGTGATGTCCGCTGCGTTACCGTCAATTGTAAGTGTTCCAGCTGAATCATCGTATGTTGCAGTTATGTTTGTTCCGCCAACAATTAATGCATTAACTCTGTCATCCACTCTTTCGTTTGTAAAGTAAAGGTTACCACTCTCTGTGATTCCACCAGTGTTTAGTGTGATGTTTGCTGTACCGTCAAATGAAACACCCGAGATAGTTCTTGCACTTGCAAGTGCTGTAGCAGTTCCTGCTAATCCTGTTGTATCTTGGTTAAGTGTTCCGACTGCAAAGTCTAAAGTGTTATCTGCATCTTGATACGTAACTGTAAGACCACTTTCTGTATTAGAAGTGACCATGTTACCAACTGTATCTGAAATAAATTCTGCGTCTACTGCAAGGTCTATTGTTCCGTCTGCATCGTCATATGTTACTGCAATACCTGTTTCAGTATTTGAACTGAACATTGCTCCAGCAATATCTTGAACTCTTTCTGTAGTGTGATATAGATTAGTTGAGCCTTCGTTTAAGTCATCTGAATCAAATGCACCCATATTAACTGCAACGTTAGTTGAGTTAACTGTAATACCTGTACCAGCACCAACCGTCAAGGTTGCGTCACCAGTAGTTGCACCACCAGTTAAACCGTTACCAGCAACTACTGAAGAAATATCTCCAGCATCGTTTGTGAAACTCATTACACCAGTTGTACTGTTGTATGCTAAGTCACCACCAGCACTTATAGATGCTCTTGCTCTTGCAGTGGTGTGATAAAGGTTACTTGAACCTTCTGTAATTTCGTCTGAATTATCTTTAGTTGCAATCTGTGTAGCAATATATGCTTTTGTAGATTGTTGTGAAGGAATCTTAGTAGCACTATTGGATGAGAAATCGTCTTCATCTATAAGTGCATTTGTAATCCTTGCATCTGCTCTTGCATCTGTATAATACAGGTTTGTGTTTTCTGTTAAGTTTGCAGTTGTTGAACTAGACTCATCTAGTAATTTTTTCCATGCACCAGCATGAGCAAAATAACCTGCTCCTGTTCCATGTACATGTGCAAACATACCATGATATGTACTTGCACTTGGTAAGTCTGCTTCTTGAGCATACATGTTACCAAATAATACTTTGTTACCACTCATATCAAGGTCTGCACCATCGATACTTGCTCTAATTGCAGTCATATCAGCTTCAATACTATCTGCATTAACTGTGATACCTGTTCCAGCAATAGCATTTACTGTTACATCACCACTTGTTCCACCACCTGTTAAACCTGCTCCAGCAACAACACTTGTTATGTCTCCAACTGGAACTGTTGCAACTTGAGTGTCAACATATGCTTTAATTGATTGTTGAGTAGCTGCATGTACGGCACTATCTGATGCCATATTATCTTCGTCTTTAAAGTTGATTGCAATGTCATCTGCATTTACAGTAATACCTGTACCAGCACCAATGTTTAATGTTGCATCTCCACTAGTTGCAGTACCAGTTAAACCAAGTCCTGCGTTAACTCCTGTAATATCACCAACTTGTCCTGTGATTGTAAGTGTTCCAGCAGAGTCATCATATGCAAGCCCAATGCCTGCACCTGCTGTTAGTAAGGTATTTGCAACGTGGTCATCGATGACCTCTATAGCTGCAGTACCAAATGCACCTGCTACTAAGTCACCCGAACTATCTAGAACATCATTTGTTCCTACGGATAAACCGTTCTTCAGTATAAAATTCTTTTCTCCTGCCATTAGATTGTACCCCCATCAATAACTGCATTTGATAATCTAGTATCGAATGAAGTGTTAAATCTACTTGAAGTAAAGTATTGGTTCGAAGAACCTTCCGTTAAGTTATCTGAAGTAAGTAAAGATATTGCTGATACAGCTAGTTTTCCTGCAGAGGAAATAACTTCTGTTGAACCAACTGTAAGTCCGTACTCAATTACGAATGTATTTTGTGTTGCCATTTATGTGTCCTTTTAAGGTTTACCTTGAGGGGTGATACATTTATTTATCGATTCTGCCCACTCATAAGTATCGTATTTTATACATCTACTAAAATCTTTTTAAATTTATAGACGGTTGAATTTGAAGAAGCAGAAGTTGCTCTAATTCTTAGAGTTCCTATATTGATATCTACTCCAAATGTTGCAAGTTCTGAATTCCCTGTAAGGACTGTACCGTACTGAGACACACTTGCAGTTGTTCCATTATGAACTATTGAAAGTTCTGTGAACTGATACGTTCCACTTGTTGAATCTGATATAGATACTTCATACTTTGCACTTCTATAAGAGCCAGTTGCAAAGGTATCCATAGTTGCTTCAGAGGTTGATGTAGTCGTTACTGTTCCACCTTCTAAACCTGTAGGTGTTGCAAAGGTTAGTGTTCCACTACCATTTGTAGTTAATACTTGACCACTACTTCCATCTGAAGTTGGGTAAGTAATACTTGCACCTGTTAAACTATTTGTTGCAGTCAATGTTGTTGCAACTAAGTCACCAACATGTAAGTCTGCTAATGCATAACCACTACCACTCATATTAACTGTGGTAGAAGGTTCTACTTCTAGACCATCAAATAACTTCCATGTGGAGTCTGACGCGTCTCTAAATAGACCTGTATATTCACTTGCACCACCCTCTCCACTTAGACCGTCATTATAGTTACCATATATACCAATGTCAATAGTATCTGCAGTTGTATTACCACTTGCAAGTTCTATCAATGAATCTGTAACCGATTGGGTTGTAGAATCAATAATTGTATTGGTTCCGTTAACAGTTAGGTCACCAGTAACAACAAGATTCCCACCTATGGATGTATCTCCTGCTGTTTGTATCCCTACATCTGCTAAAAATTTAGATTGAGTTGCCATAGTTCTATTTATAGCTAAAAAAAGGGGAACCGAAGTTCCCCTTAAAAGATTTTGGTCTTTTGTTTATGCGTCTACTGTTGTTCTATCAAATTTAGTAACGGTTGATGAAGTTGTAGCAGGTGTGATTCTCAATCTGAGGTCACTCCCACTTATATCTGCATCAAAGGTTGCCAGAACAGAACCACTTTTTAACGTGCCGTAAGCTGTTAATGTTACATTGGTACCATCATGAACTAACATTAGTTCGGTACTATGAAAATCACCCCCTTCAGTCATTGCAATAACATATCGTGCAGCTCTATAACTTGCTTTTGCAAACGTATCCAAGTTAACTTGGGTAGTTGCAGTAGTAGTTAAATCGCCTTTACTTCTGTTTGCATCTAAAAGGGTCTTACTTGTACTGATTTTATCTGACGATGTATCGTACTGGAAGACACGGATTAATTCTGCTAATTTAAAACTATTTGATTTTGCCATTAGTTAATCCCCCCTTAAGAATGTCTAATTTGGAATGTATCAATTGTAGTGTTTGTATTGGCTGGAGTAACGAGTAATCTCATTGCCCCCGAGTCAACGTCTGCACTCAATGTAAACAAACTTGCTGTTGAATACACATCACCATATTGCGTGAAGTATGCATTCGAGCCGTTATTAATAAGTAATACTTCACTTGCATGTGTCCCTGCCGAAGCATGAGTTGCATTAATGACATATTTAACTGCCTTTATTGCAACTGCATTTGAAGATAATACTTGGTCTGCTGTTGTTGCTGTTAAAACACTTGCAGTAAAGAACCCTTGTACAAGGTTCGCTGCAGCTGTGATTGCAACTATTTCTAACACATCACCACTTAAAGCATTTGCTTGAAGGGTAATGACCGAACTGGATGTCGTTGCATAGTCAATGCCACCACCAATTAGTTTTACACCATTTAAGTAAACTTGTTCACTACCTGCTTGATAAACTAACGAGTTACTATCATCATCGTTTCCAGTGATGACTGTTGTCGTTGAGCCTATAGTGTAGGTAAATGTTACAACTCCACTTGATGGTTGATTACTAAATGAAAGTGTGCCTGAGCCATTCGTTGACAATACTTGGTTCGATGTTCCGTCACTTGATGGAAAGGAGTAGGCGTCATTAACAGTAAGAGTTTTAGGATTAGAACCGATTTCAGAAACCGCTGCTGACCCATCGTTCTTTTCAGTATACATTCTACCATGATAGGTATTAATCGCGACTTCACCTAGTGATAAATCACTAGTAGTCGGGACTGCATTCTGAGTCGAACTTCTTTTAAAATTAATAACTGTTGCCATGTTACTCTCCTAGTATTGATTGATTGATGAAATATTAATTAAAATGTTCCGCCGTCAATACCAGTGATTGAAACTGCACCACTTGATACTGTAAAGTTTGCTGTAGCAAAACTTGCAATACCTTTATTGGATGTTGTTGCATCTTCACCACTTACAGTTGCTGTTCCGCTTGAGTATGATACGTCCATACCATCTCCAGCTGCTACAATTACAACACCTAAATTAGATGCAGTAGATTGCTCAGAACTGATTGTAATGCTTCCACTTCCGTTAGTAACATCAATTCCATCACCAGCAGTAATAGTTCCAACTGCAAAGTCTGAACCAGTACCCATCATTATTTGACCAGCTGTTGGAGCAGCACCGTCTACAGAAGTGATTGAACCACTTAATGCAAGACCACTTGCTTCTAATCCACCGAATACACCGTCCATCGCTGTACCACTGAATACTGAAGAAGAATCTGTTGCAGCTTTAAGAGCAACAAATTTCTGATTATTTTCGTCCATACCGAAGAAACCGAGTTTAGCAGCTCCATCGTTATATTTGAATTTAATACCACGGTCTAAGTTATCGTCTGAACTATCTGAACCAATTTCAAACACTGGGTCTGCGATAGAAACAGTTGTACTATTTACTGTTGTAGTAGTACCGTTAACACTTAAGTTACCTGTTACAACAACGTTACCACTTGCAGTCAATGTTGTTGCAGTGATATCGTCTGAGTTTAGTGTTCCGCCAACTGTTACGTTACCGAATGATACGTTGTCTGAAGTTCCAACTGCCTGACCAATAGCGAAAGTCGCTGCTTGACCTGAAACAGAAGTTGTTACACCAGTTCCACCAGTAAATGTGATTGACTGAGAGTCTAAGTCGACTGCACCAGTTCCACTATCACCAGCCATATCTAAGTCTGAAGCGGTTACACTACTGTCTACATATGCTTTAACAGATTGCTGAGAAGGAACTTTGACTGCAGAGTTAGAAGCCATATTGTCTTCGTCTACTAAGAAGTCGATTTTTCCTACTGTTACATTACTGTCTGCAATCATTGCTGTTTCTACAGCATCGTTTGCGATTGTTACAGCACCACTAGATGCCATAGTAACATCACCACTTATTGGTTTGTTGTCAAAAGAGTTACTTCCGTCATGAACAAGAACGTGTCCTGCTGCTGGAGAAGAAATATCTGAATCCGTTGCACCTGCTAGGGTTGATGTTGTTGATAAGAATGCAAGTTGACCCGAACCATCTGTACCGATGACTTGGTTTGCACTACCGTCTGTTGAAGGAAGAGTCCACGTTACTGAAGAACCTAAAGTGTTTGGAGATTTAAGGGCAACGAAGTTTGTTCCGTTGTCTGTGTCTTCCATTAACTTTAAACTACCACCTGTACTTGCACTATTACCAACCTTAAGGTCGGCAGGAGTTGCACTTGTACCAGCAAGCATATCTGTATAGTACTTACCACCAATTGCTTGGATTAACGGTGTACTATTATCAGAATCTACTGATTCGATGAATAGTTTTGCTCCAGCACCCGAATTCGACCTATCCTGTACGTACGCTAATTCACCTTCCGCTAAGTCGGAGATAGCTGGTGCAGATACACCTGTACTTCTTTTAATCTGAATTACTGTTGCCATTTTTATTTCCTTTAAATAAAATTATTAGTTATGTTTCTCGTTCACTATCCCGAGAAGTTGAGTTCATTATATAGTCTGTCCACTCACAATGTGGGTCGTTGTCTCACTGTCGACAACCTTGATTTGTACACTTATTTAGTGTTTTAGAATGTCCCACCGTCTAAAACGGTAGTTGTAGTCCATTTGTCTGATGCTTGGTCATATGATAGTAATCCATCATCTGTTTCCGAAGCATTTACGTCTGCAAGTTCATTGATTGATTTTGCAGTGATGTCTGTTTGGGCTGCAGAAGTTCCACCCATAGCAACCTGTGTTGCTTTGATGTTTCCACCACCAGTGACTTTACCACCGACGGTTACAACTCTACTTAATGTTCCTCTAATTGCCATATTATTACCTCGTCACACTTGGGGTTACGATGGCTTGTCCTTCTATTACTCTAGTCGTTGTTGAACCACTAGTTACAGTCATATCGTAAACATACCTGCCTGGCTCCAATGCACCAGTAACAGTATCGGTTAATAATAAAGTTACCTTACCATCAGGCGCTGATACTACAGTACTGAATGTTGCACTTGCATTTGTTGAAGTATATGTCTTTCTCATTTGTGCAGCTGCAGTATAACCTGTTAAGTTAAGAACATTTCCAGTTGCATCGGTGACATCTACAGTAATGCTGAAGTCTGTATGTTGGTCGATAAATATGTTTGCAAGAATAGCCATATATCTATTTATACCTTTTTAAGTTTTACTTATGAATTAAGCACCAAACTCACCAAATGGGAACTGAGCAGTCGGTACAGATTGATGTGTTTTCTTTGCAGTTCCACCATCATTTACATAAGCTTCTTCTACCTTTTTCAGAGTTCCATTATCATTAATGAATACACCTTTAACTTTTGCATATCTAGGTATGACTCTTTGATGTGAGTAAGTCACTTGATAGGTAAACGGACTTTGATGTTGATATGATATCTGAGAACCAGCATTATAGAAGAAAGGTGATTGTGTATTTCTTATATTAGGTTCTTGTCCTTGTACTGTGCTTTGATATGTGAACGGACTTCTATGGTTATACGTTGACGGAGTTTGTCCAGCTGCAATATATGGATAAGGTAATTGCTTATCCCTAGCAACAGGTTGATTTCCAATTGCAATATATGGATAAGGTACATCACGGTTACCAATAGCTGGTTGTTGACCTTGTCTAGCATACGTAAATGGACTTCTATGTTGATAGATACTTGGTTGTTGACCAGTTCTTTGATACGTAAATGGTGTTTGATTTGCCTTTACAACATTTGTTTGTGCATTACTAGATTTCTGATAAGTGAACGGACTTTGATGTTGATATGCAACTTGTCTTATTGCTTGTCTTGCATATGTAAATGGACTTCTTGTCTCATAGGTGAACGGTGACCTATGTTCATACGAACTAGGTTGTCTTGCACCTCTTATGTTTGGTTGCTGTGCATCCACTGGACTTCTATATGTGAGTGGACTTTGATGTTGATACGTAGACGGTGACCTGTGACTATATGTTAAAGGACTTCTATGGTTATATGTATTAGGTTGTCTTGCCTCTCTTATGTTTGGTTCCTGTGCATCCACTGGACTTCTATAAGTGAACGGTGACCTATGTTGATAGGTAAATGGTGACCTGTGACTATATGTTAAAGGACTTCTATGTTGGTATGTACTAGGTTGTCTTGCTTCTCTAATATTAGGTTCTTGTGCATTCACTGGATTTCTATATGTAGTAGGTGTCTGTCCTTGTCTATCATATGTAGAAGGCTGTCTTGCTTCTCTAATATGAGGTGCTCTTGCAGCTGCAATATATGGATAAGGATTCTGTTTACTTGCTATAGAAGGCATCCTATATGAAACTATAGTAGGTTGTTGTAAACTATATGGTTGTTGAGCAATAGCCATTATAATAATGCCCCCGAACCTTTAGCCATGGACAATCGAATCATTTGATTCGTTGGGTTTGTTGTATAGATAGTAGGATTACCCGAATCATTACCATTCACAACTTTTAATTGTATTGAAACGTTTGAAGACTGCAAATAACCTAAAGAACCCGATTGGTTACTATTGCCAGAATTTGCAGACCACTTAAACCCTACCGCTGTTGCACTATCACTATTTTGTTCTCCATCCCAAATCATATAGTATTGGTTTTTAACTTTTGCACCAGTTTCGTTAGCTGAATCATTTGGAAATTCAACTGAACCACTAAAATTACTGTCATCAAAGTCAGAACTAGAATTCCATTTAGCAGATATCTCTATACCATCTCCATCTTGACTATCACCTTGGAAGTCTCCATAGAAGTTAATATAGTCTTCATAAACTGGGCCCATTGCTGCGCTATCGACTGCATACCATTTTGCTTTAACTGAATATGCATTGGTACCACTGGATTGCCAATCGAATCGCATTAAGCAACTGCCACTTGTTTCACTAGCTGAAGAATGAGTTCTTACTGTTTCCCAAGTTCTATTTGTTGTTGTGAGGCCTGACTGAGATTGACCCGCGTTAATATGAATCGCTGCACTGTTGCCTGGGCCCCAAGTAGTGTTGCCTGCATTGTTTGGTGCATCCTCTCCATCCACTCCATCATATATGGAAGGTTGTTGGGCAATTATTGGAGTTGATGAACTTGTAGTTGCTGGTGTCTGTACATTATAAGTCGTTGGTGTTTGACCCTGTCTTGCATAAGTAAATGGTGACCTATGTTGATATGTAAAAGCAGTCTGAGAATTTGCACTATAGGGATAAGGATTTTGTTTATTAACAGGAGTCTGATAAGTAGACGGTGACCTATGATTATAATTAAACGCTGCTTGTGCATTTCTAATATTAGGTTCCTGTTGGTTCTTAATAGTAGGCTGTTGTGCATTCTTAATAGTAGGTTGTTGTGCAGATACAGGATTCCTATATGTAAATGGTGACCTATGATTATAAGTAAACGCTGTTTGACTGTTTCTAATATTAGGTTCTTGCTGATTTCTTATATTAGGTTCTTGTTGGTTTCTAATATTAGGTTCTTGTTTATTCACTGGATTTCTGTAAGTGAATGGTGACCTATGATTATAAGTAAACGGTGTCTGCTTATTACGTATATTAGGTTCTTGTGCAGCTACTTGATTTGCTTCTTGAGCAACTGCAATATAAGGATATGGTTGTTGTGTATCTCTTATGTTTGGTTCTTGGGCATTTACAGGGTTTTGATATATGAATGGACTAGGGTGTTGGTAGAACCCAGGCTGTCTAGCATTTGCAATATAAGGATAAGAAGTTTGTAAAGACCTTGCATTTGGTTCTTGAGCAGTTGCAATATAGGGATATGGTTGCTGAAAATCATATGTTGCTGGTTGCAGTGCTTGTCTTGCATATGTGAATGGACTTTGATGTTGATAGATTGTAGGTGTCTGACCCTGTCTTGCATAAGTAAAGGGTGACCTTGCATTCCTTATGTTTGGTTCTTGTGCAGAAACAGGCCTAGTGTATATATGTGGAGACCTGTATTGATATGTTGAGGGCTGACGAGATTCAGCTGTATAGATAGACTGTGTCTGTCTAATGTTTGGTTCTTGACCATTTACTGGAACTCGAGCATTGTACGGTTGCTGGATTTCCGTTTCTATATTTACAAATATTTCTTCAGACATATCATATTATACCACGAACCATAAGTGTCCCACTTTTGTACTACCTACACTCGAAGGTGCATTAGAAACCACTTCATAATCCAATTTAATTTTATCTGATACTCCACTACCACTATGTATCAATCCATCGCCTGGGTCTGTAGCAAATGTCAAAGAGTTTCCATCTCCAGTATATGTTTCAGTAATACCAGTACCGCCAACTGTCAATGCAGCGACATCGTTATCCCCATATGTAGGAACTCCAGTAAGTAGAATCTTATCAGCTGCATCGTCATAAGTTGCAGTGATGTTTGTATGAGAACCATGGTTTAATAGACCCGATACTTTGTCCTGTGCGTATTCTTGGAAAGTTACACCATTGAATGTTAAGTTACCACCTACATCTAAGTTACCATCGATATCTGCATTACCACTGATATCTAAAGAACCACCGTCTAGTTCACTACTAGTTGATATGGTACCTGTTGCAGTAATGTTTCTAAATCCAGTGATATCTTTATCTGAAGATACTGCAACTGCTTTACTAGCAACAACGTTTCCTAATGTAGTTCCGTCAAGATAGTTAATCTCTGTAGTAGATAAAGTTGCACCGTCTAGTATTTCTAGTTCGGCCTCACCTACTCTTGCACTTCCGATTACGAATTCACTACCAGCAATTATATCTGTAGTTGAAGTAATGTCTCCACCAGCAGTAATGGTACCT